GTAGAAAAGGGCTTCAAGATGAAACCTTGGCATTTAATGGCTGAGGAAGATGATGATGCTTTCTACGATTCTGCACCTGTATGGAACAAAGAAGGCGACTTCGATGTTATCGTACAAGCTGCTTCACATCAGTCTTTAAACTTCGAAGCTCCACAACAGCAGGTAGTGGAGCTCTCGAAACCCTGCTCGCCCTTGGCAGTTACCACTTTGCAGACAGTAGTGACTCAATCTCAGAAGGAATGCCCTTCTACCCCTGTGGTAGAAGTGCAGTCTCCTATAGAGGTGCAAAAGCCAAAGGCGAGCCCACTGAGCTCAAAGAAGGCCGCAAAGTCTTCAAAGAACTTGAAGAGTGGGCGTGGCCAGAAATGGGCGCAGAAGCAGAAATCGCAAGTCTCTGCTTCCAAGCCACAAGGTTCACAGCAACCAGTGAACCAGAAGGCCTCAGGGAGTCAATCGAAAAGCTCCTCACGTTATACCCCTCCACACAGGCGTCCAAAGCCTGCAGGGAGTGGTCCCGTGAAGAGCTGAGATCTCAAGTTGAATGGGAGGTAGATCATTCTTTGAATATGAAGGGTTCCCCTGGAACTCCTCTTTCGAGTCTAGCTCCCACTAATGCTAAACTCGTGTTTAGCCATAGAGATTTCCTCGTTTCCTGTGTTGTAGATCGGTTGTTACTGTTATCTGAAGAAACTCCTACTCACATGACTCCACAACAACTCGTGAAAATGGGTTGGTGTGATCCTGTCCGTCTCTTTGTTAAACAAGAACCCCATAAGTTAATTAAGGTCATTACAAAGAGATTTCGATTAATTTCGTCGGTTTCAATCGTCGACCAGTTAGTCGAAAGGGTGCTTTTCGGCGTTCAAAACCGGAAAGAAATCGATTCTTGGCAACTCATTCCCTCTAAACCGGGGATTGGGTTGACAGATGAGATGGCACGGTCTGTTTATAATAATGTTAAAATGGCCTCAAACCGTTTTAAAATGTATGAAGCAGATGTGTCCGGATGGGATTGGTCTGTCCAACTATGGGAACTGTTGGCAGACGCTGAGATTCGTGTGCGGTTGTCAGTAGGAGCACACCCGCTTTGTCAAAGAGCTATGATCAATCGAATTCATTGCTTAGCTCGTTCCGTCTTTTCTCTTTCTGACGGAAATCTCTTTGAACAAGGCAAACCTGGATTGATGAAATCTGGGTCGTATCTCACCTCCAGTACGAATTCACGTTGTAGGGTTTTAGACCACTACGTATTAGGAGGTGGCTGGGTTATGGCCATGGGCGATGACTCAGTAGAGGCTGACATTTCTACTGCAGAAATGACAGGTGCTGAAAGATACAAACAACTCGGTAAAATTGTAAGCATGTACGAAGCGTGTCCTACAACTGAGTTGGGTGTGGTTAAAGACTTTGAATTCTGCTCCCAGCGGTTCACTCCAAATGGACCCGTTCCTCTCAATTGGGCCAAAATGTTGTGCAAGTTCTTATGTTCAGAACGAACCCCCGAGTTAGCTCGGGATTTGAAACAAGAACTTCGTCATCTTGAGAGAACTTTGCGGAAGAAAGTTTGTTCCTATGTGGATTCTGTGGTTGTCGCTGGGCAACCACAAAATCTACAGATATAAAAGAGACTCTACAGGCTCGTGTGTTTGAACAGAAGTCAGTGTATAATTTGAATAAACACATGAGCAACCCTGGCGTTTCCTCTGCTTAATCCCAAAGGAAGCGTTAACACAGAGTTACCATACCAGTCGATCCCGATTAAATCGAGATCGGAAGTTCCGCCTTTGAGACGTCATATGACCTTGCGCGGAATAGCACCCAATCAAGCTTATACTGTAGAGGAGCCTGATTCCAACGATCAAGCAATTGTACCTAACACCGTAATCAACAGCGGTGGACAATTGTGTAGACCTGGTGCTGAATCTGAAGGGTTAGGAAAGAAGCTAATTAACACTGCTTTAGACTTATTTCTTGATCCAACTTTTGGGCAAAAGCTTGTTAAGAAAGGCATTGACTATACTGTGGAAATGGTCAAGCAACGTAAGAACAAACCCAAAAGTAAGCCAATGAGGAATGGTAAACCTCAACGCCAGCGGCAACAGCAAGCTGTGGTTGTTTCGCGACAATCACACCTTTCAGCTGGCATTGGCAACGGAGTTATGATGAGCAGAGCTCCTGTAGCTTTAGGTGCTACTATCTCTGGATCTAAGACCCTAGTCACAAAAGTGGGTAAAGGTCATAGACTCAGAGGTAGAGAATTTCTCACTTCTGCTTATGGTACCGGCAACATAACAACATGGACAATGTGTGCCGGTATTCCATTAACTCCCGTAGTTTTCGTCGACTCCATGCTGCAACAGTATGGGAAAATGTATTCGTACTTTAGGTGGACGAAACTAGCTGTTCATTATGTTACTACCAGTCCAACTAGCACGAACGGATCTGTTATGATTTATTATAACAAGGATCGTGCTTCAACATATTTGAACCAAACCTCTCCCAACCTGTTGCCTTTTGTTCTTTCTGATCCTCATACCTCAATTAGTCCTCAGTGGCAAAATATGACTACAGTATTGGAAACGGACTCTGAATGGAAGAGGTTAGACTATGGAAAGACAGATGATGTCGGGCATTACACCTCTGGTGAAGTGTTTCTTCTTTCCAAAACGTCTACAACGGAATCTCCTGGATATCTGTTGATGACATATGAAATCGAGTTGAAAGATGAGAATTTGACTCCTAGGTTGTTGCTTTGGCCCCAACCTACTATTTCATATGTTCCGTACACTTTTGGGTGGCCTTCGCAAGGCGGTTCAACAGCAGTGACTTTCACTACACTCTTTGCGACCTCTCAAATAGGAACGAACACGAATCGCTTGTTACAATCTGGAGTATACAAGCTAATCGTGGATATCTCAAATTCAGCTACAACTGGCGTTTCCCCGACTCCGAATTTTAGCAATATGTGGTCAACTACGATCCCTAGTGCTATAATGCCAGTGGTAGATGGAACAACG